CAAACGTTGTCATTTCAAACCTCCGTATTACCCGCCTGGGCCGAATAGACCAAGGCTTGCCAGCCGTTCATTAGCCCCAGGCCGTGGGGTTCCCGGTGCAACCATCCCACCTTGAGGCGGAACGGGTATATTTTGTGGGCCACCGAGGGCTGCTTGCGGGAGAACCTCCGGCTCGAAGCCCCTCTTCAGGCCTGGTTGAGTCCCAGGCCCCTGTAGAGGCCCAGCCGCTGCTTGTCCCATCATGGCCTCCTGCGCTTGGCGCTCAAAGAGTTTCTGGCGCATGAGGAACATCAATTCGCCCATATAGAGTTGGGCCAGGTCGGTTCTTCCCCGCTCTTCTGCCGATTTCATCAGTGACCAGAGAGTTGCTTCGGGGAGCATTCGCTCGGCCATCTGTTCCTTGATCGAATCGTCGATTGAGTCAGCGTCTTGGAGTCCAAGTATCTGATCTCGGATGTAGATATCGGGCAGGAGAGGCGTCTGGCCTTCTCGTGCGGTCTGAGCCATTGCGTATTTGGTCATGTCGTCTTGTGGCAGTTGCGTTACGAGGGATAGCTCGGCATCCCCAGCACGTTTGACCAGATCGGGGGTGATGGTATCGGAGAAGTATGTCCGGTTCATCGACCTCCCGGAGAGAGACATTGGTTCAAAGGCGTTGGTCAGGTACTCGTCCACCAGCAACATACAGATTTGCTTGTACGCGCATTCCATTGCTTCGATACGGGGGTCGATAACTGAGGCGATGCCTTGCCGCAGTGTATTCAGGGCGAATCCTGACAGTTGGAACTGCAGTTCGCCGAATACCGTATGCGGTAGGGAGCCTCGTTGGAGTTCTCCCGATACCATCTGCATGAATGCGCCCAGATCGCGGGTGGACTCTTGTAGTCCGAGGGGTTCCACCTCTTCTCCCTGGGCCAGAGCGATCTCTGATCCTGCCTTGTACGGGTCTTCTTCGAGGGTTTTTGTTCCATCGCGAGACCTGACCTTGAGGCCCTGCTTCTTTGTCCGGGCTGTTAGCTCAAGAAGGGTTGAGAGTATCTGGTTATGGTTCTCGTAGACGTTACGAGTCGACTTGAAGACTGATTCTCCGTAGTCGGCGATAGCTTCGCGCCATTCGGTGACATCGGAGTCTTGGATGGGGGGCGATATACCAACGCAACCGATGAAGACGGGGCATCTTGGGGCTCCGTGCTTCGTTGGTTTCTTGAGGACTCGCCCTCCCTCGCCGATAACGGTGTTGATCTCTTCGTCGTAGTAGTCGTAGACGGTGATCCCCATGTCATGGTCGTAGATATCGGTGGGGCTACGGTCGATGGTGACGCCGTATTGAGCCTTAATCTCCGCACGGGTCTTCCTTATGCGGTAGCAGGCCCAGTCGATACCGTCTTGTCCGATGCCCCAGAAGGTATTGAGGGTATCCCACGGTGTGATATCGACGTGGGTTTCGCCTTCTTTGTCTTTGACGAGGAGCACACGGCCTGCGTACCATCCTCTGACCACGGTATGCCAGGCAAGTTGCTGGCGTACAGATGGTTGGAGGCGACGTTCCAGGCGCTCATCGGCGGCTCTCATGGCCCCGATAACGAACCGTTCCTTGGCATCGTTGAAGCTTCGTTGTTCTTCCTCGGCATTCTTGTAGGGGATACGGATAACTAGTTCGGCTGCGGTCATGAACGATATAACCTTGTCGGCATAGGTCTGTGGTTCGTTCGATGTGTAGGACTCGTAGCCCTCTCCGGCGTCGAACTCTTCCAGTCGGTACAGTCGGTAGTCGTCGGTGAACCGCTGACGCAGTGCATCGGTGTCGTACTCGTGTTGGCCGACCAGCGCAATGATTTCTTCTGGTTTACGTCGTGCCATTACCACCGCCTTACGCGGATTTTCTCCCTATTCTGCACATATCCGTATCCATACCGGTCTATGAGACCATAAATCAAGGCTTTAATCGAGTGGTTGTACTTATCTTCTGGCGTATCGTTGAGTATTGCGCCATCTCGATCTGTTTTCCACCGGTACGCCCGTGTTTGGTTATCGAACGGGTTTGGAGCGGCTCCAAATTCGGACAAAGTCCCTTTGCAATGGGGGGCAATGACCATTTTGGGTAGGTGTGTGAGGGGATCGTACTTCAAAAAGCCCTTTAGGCGCTCGGTTCCGTCGTTGATTTTTACCTTTTGCGAATTGAGATAGAGCCCGGTCAGTTCGAGCCACACCTCGGCGGGTGCGGCCATTGATTGGTGTTGGTATCCGGCGACATCGATGACGCCGTCTGTGACATCGGGCCACCACGGGCGTGATTGGGCCAGTTCGACCATCTCGCTGGTGATGAGGCCCTGTTCGTATATCTCATCGATGACGCAGACCTGGCCATTGATCTCTTGAATGACCACGACGGCATAGGCACCGGCGTATCCGGGGTCTATCCAGAGTGAGACCTTGGTGTCCTTGACGTATTCCACCGGTTGGACGTGTACATCTGGTCGGAATTCGCCGAACACGAGGCCACGGGGTGGAGAGGGGATACCTTCGATGCGCTCCATAAAGAAGTCATCGGAGGAATCTTTCTGTAGTCGTTGGATTTCGGGGTCGTCCTTGCCACCGGGGTAGAGGTGGAAGTTTGTGTAGGACGGGAGGTTGAAGCTGACTTCGTCGCCGATGCCGTGTTCCCAGGATATCTGCATTTGTGGGTACCAGCCGAGGGAGCCTTCGTGGGTACCGGAGAGGAAGAGCCATCCTCGTTTGGGTGCGACTCTGCCGCGCATTCGGTAGAAGGTTTCGAGGTCGAGTTGGGATGCTTCGCAGGCGATGATGCCGTTGGGTGCTCGCATGGCGAGGGTTCTGGGGTCTTTTGCTGATTTGGTTTCTATGCGGGTACCGTCTGCGAGGACGATCTTGCCGGGGTCGATACGTTTGGAGACTTCTTGGAGTATGCCGAGGTGAGCGAAGTCGGCGGCGAGGTACTCGAACTCTGCTCTGGTGCGTTCGTAGTCGGCGGCTACCAGCCAGTAGAGTGATTTGGGGCCGTCCTCGAAGCATCTACCGAGGAGGTACTTTGATGCGACGAGTGATTTTCCGGCTTGTTCACCGCCAGCGACGAGGATGAAGCGTTTATCGCAGTCCAGTATGGGCTGTTGTTCGGGTGTGGGTTCGAACCCCACCTTGCTGTAGAGGTAACTCCGGACATCAACGTCCCGTTCAATCATCCGGCTCGTCCTTCCCGCCCTTCTTTGCCAGGAGGATGTCCTCGACCTGTTGCAGTGGGGACTTGCTCTCCATGGGTGTTTCTCGTTCGGCAGGGGTTGTCTTGAACGCCTTCTTCGAGAGGTTGCGGAGTTCGGTCATCGTTTCCTTGGCGACTTCTTCGGTTGGGATGACGTTGGGCCGGAACTTCTCAGGTATGTATGCGTTCAGCATGGTGATCAGGAGGATGGGTGAGTCGGAAGACTTCTGATCCTTGAGCCGAGACATGGCCCTTTCGATCAGCGAATCCTTAAAATCCGCTTGAGCCTCGTCATAAAGCTTGGCGAAACCATTTCTGTCGTCTTTAATCCATCCTGAGACCGCTTTCCGCGTCGTCTCAGCCGCCTTTGTTGCCTCGCGAACGCTCGCCCCTGAGGAGTAGACCTTAAGGAATGCTGCCTGTCTACGTTTTGTTCGTTCCTCATAGTCTTTGCCATTTCGAGACTCCTGAGTTTTCTTAGGTTCTTTCTCCATTCCTAACCTTTCAGCAAAACGACCTAAACAGTCTAATGTGTTGATGACTCTCTTAAGAGAGAGTCATCAAACTGAGATTCAGGCTTAAAGAAGCCTTCATCTCTTCTATCTTATTTCCCCGGAACCAGTCTACGACCATGAATCTACCACCCTTAACCAATGTGTTGATGATGTGTTTATGACCATCAACACATTACTTCCCAGCCGTAGCCAACTTCTGGAAGCGCTTCTTCCCATACTTCTTGCGACCGATCCACGCCGCTAATGCTTTAGGGTTCTTCGCACCACCACCCTTCAGCTTCTTGGTTAATGTCTTGAACCGGGTGCCGCTCCCTAACTTGCCAGCCATAACCCACCTCCGTAAACGGCCATACAATACCACAACCCCCTTTTTACGAAAAATAATCTGGCAAGGGTATACCACCAACCCAAACAACAAATCCTAAGCCCTACCCCATACAAGCAGCCAACAGCCCAACAGCCAACATCCAACAGCCACCGGCAGGGAATAGGGGAGGGCGAGTGCGGGCATTCATCTGGTTTGATGGTTTGCCGGGGTTCTGGTTTGCCGGGGTTCTGGTTCTGTCGTGGTTCTTATGATTCCATGTCCGAGGCGCGATATGCGGGGTTCACATTCTAATTGTGAGGGGGCCTTGGGTTTTTAGTGGGGGCCTGGCGGGCCGTGGTTGGCCACCCCTGCGGGCCTAGGAGAACACGGCTGGTTATGCCCAGGTTTGACATGTCCCCGCGAATAACGGATAATGCCTAGACACGTACCGAACGGAGGGCAACACAACGGGCTAGCGGCGGCGACCGACGGCCCTACATATCGGGAAGCACTCCCGTTGTCATTAGGGTTTTAACTACACCGCCGCGAAACTGCGGCGAGAATAGGAATAATTACAATGACAACGGTTCCCCAAAACACCACAGAAGCAATCATCAAGGGGAGTACAGCGCCGCTAGGGCCTGGAATGCCAGGCAATACACCGCTCAAGACTATAGGTGTTATGAATCCCAAGGAAGATAAGCACTTTCAGGTGCTAGAAGCCATGAGACTAAGCGAGGCGGCGACTGGACTGTCGGAATGCCTACGCGAGGCGGTCGACTTGATCAAGTGGAACACCAACCCGGAGTACAGCCGTATCAGGTTTGAAGCCTCTACGGCTCCAGTGCGAGGTTCCAAGGCGGTGTCATTCATACATGACACCTCCAGCACAGGCGGCCCCCGCGAGGTAGTGGCTCAGCTTCACATTAGGCGGCTCCTGGGCCGTGATGAGGCGGTGGCACATATTGCTATGGCAACTCTGGCGGTAGCGTTCGCGGGCCGTGGTATCAAGGTGTTGAAGCTTAAGGATGGGCTAATCGATCCATCAAGCCGATACACCGCCGACGCGGCCCAGTATGCGGCCCAAATTGGCGTCATTGCGACGGCCACTGAAGGCGACAGCCAGAACCATGGCGACTTTACCCTGATGAATGATCGCGAGGCGGCAGAGCAAGCGAAGCGTGCGCCAGGCGGCGAATGCCTACACTTGAAGGCGATGCTGGACGAAGGCCCCATGGCCGGGTATGCATCGACTATCGGCGACATCCTCGCAAGCTTCAGCGAATTGCAAAAGCTACAGGCCAAGGCCGACGCGACCAAGAAGGCCGGAACCAAGGCGGGCAAGAAGGCCAAGAAGGCCAAGGGCCGACGCGAGGCCCCCAAGGGTACGGTGGTTGGCAAGGTAGTCTACGGGCCGGATGGTGAGACTGTGTTAACAGTGCGAGGCGTGGATATCACGATTAGCGACCTTGCCGAGGGCTACACCGCCGAGGATATCGAAGCCAAGGCGGGCAAGTAACGAATGACGACGACGGGAGTGCTACCGGTACGTGAGGGGGGGAGTGGAAATCCACTCCCCCCCTATTTTTTTGGCTTCACAATCTAATTG